GCGATGGTAGTACGCCCGACCCCAACTCTTTGGTTGGTGTACAGAAGTTGGCTGCGCTCAACTCGAACACAGCTACAAGGCATATCCTTGACGGAAGCCTGTACATCTACAAGACCCTTGCTGAGGGATTGTCGTATCGTATCTCAGACATCTTGGAGTACGCGGACTTTACTGATGAGTTTGTAAATCAAATCGGTAAGTACAACGTCAGCATCCTCGGTGAGATTTCCGACCTGTACATCTACGACTTCGGTGTGTTTATTGAGGTGTCTCCCGACGAAGAGCAGAAGGCTCAGTTGGAGCAGAACATTCAGATGGCCCTGTCTAAGGGTGACATCTACCTCGAAGATGCCATCGACATCCGTGAGATGAAGAACATCAAGCTCGCCAACCAACTGTTGAAGCTGAAGCGTAAGCAGAAGCAAGACCGTGAGGAGCAGCAGATGTTGCAGAGCAAGGCTATGGACACTGAAAGGCAGATGAAGTCTCAGCAGTTTGCTGCGCAGGCCGCTATGCAGAAGCTGCAGGCCGAGACGCAATCGAAGATGCAGATTAAGCAGGCTGAGATTTCGTTCGAGATTGAGAAGATGAAGAACGAGGCGGAACTCAAGAAAGCACTTATGGCTGAAGAGTTTGCTTACAACCAACAGCTTCGTGGCATGTCTGAAAACGCACTACAAAGCAGAGAGACCCAAAGGGAAGAAGCTAAGGCGCAACGCATTAGTCAGCAGAACACTGAACAGAGTAAGCTGATTAACCAAAGGAAGAATAATCTTCCACCACAAAATTTCGAATCTAACGAAGACAGTCTTGACGGCTTTGATATGGCAGAGTTCTCGCCACGATAAGTCTAATTTATTGTCATTACTTTTGTAAAAATCTAATCTATGGAATTTAAGGTACGCGAGGTGACGGGTAAAGAAAAGTCACAACAAGAAATCGAGCAGGCACTCCTTGACAAGCATGAGCAAGAGGTGAATGCCACAGAGGTGCAGGAGGTAAAGTCGGAAGCGGCTGAGTCGCCTGTACAAGAAGAAGCACCTGCGCAGGAGGAAGCTCCCGCTCAGGAATCTAAGTCAGAGCTTTCTGACGACGACGTTCTTTCATATATTAAAAACAGATACGACAAGCAGATTGACTCTGTAGACCAACTCTTTGCCGAGCGCGAGGAGTCTGAGGAGCTACCTGAAGATGTCGCTTCGTATCTGAAGTACAAGAAGGAAACAGGAAGAGGGTTTAACGACTTCGTAAAACTGAACAAGGATTACGATGAGGTAGCCCCCGACCAAGTCCTTCGTGAGTATTTGGTTGCCACCGAGAAGGGATTAGATGCAGAAGACATCGACACCCTGATGGAGGCTTATTCTTTTGACGAGGAGTTGGATGACGAGTCCACGATTAAGAAGACCAAGCTCAACAGAAAAAAAGCTATTGCTAAGGCCAAAGATTACTTTGAGTCAGAAAAGGAAAAATATGGAACGCCCCTTGAGTCGAGTGGGAGTTCTCTTTCCAATGAAGACAAGGAGAAGTTGGAGGCGTATAACCAATATATCCAAGAGTCAACCTCTTTTGAGGAGTCGATGAAGAAGAGGCAAGAAGTCTTTCTTCAGCAGACCAACGAAGTTTTCGGAAATGAGTTCAAGGGCTTTGAGTTCATGCTTGACGAAAATAAGAAGGTCACCTTCTCACCGGGAGATGCTTCTGAATTGAAGAAGGCACAGTCTGACGCTACTAACTTCCTTAAGAAGTATGTGGACGACAACGGTGTCATTCAAGATGCAGCAGGCTACCACAGAGCGTTGGCTATCGCTATGAATCCCGAAAAGTTTGCTCGGTTCTTTTACGAGCAGGGCAAATCTATTCAGGCCGACAGTACGATGCGCAAGATGAAGAATACTGACATGTCTATGCGCAGCGCACCTGAAGTCACGAGTAAGGGAGGAATGCAAATAAAGTCCTTGAACAATGACTCAGGTCGAGGGCTAAAAATTAGGAGTCGCAAATAAAACATTAAGAAAAAAATGGCACTATCCGCTACACCGGGATTTGACCTCCAACCGAGTGCTCAACAGATTCCCGTCGAAAGTAATTACATCAAGGACTTCAACTTCTTGAATCAGTATCTCCCCGACACCTACGAAAAGGAGTTCGAGAGATACGGCAACAGAACCATCTCTTCCTTCCTCCGTATGGTGGGTGCTGAGATGCCTTCTAACTCTGACCTCGTCAAGTGGGCAGAGCAGGGCAGACTGCACACCAAGTACACTCAGGTCGGAACAGCAGCCACTGCAGGTACTGATGCTGTGACTTTTCAGGTAAATGACAACATCGCTCCCGGTGGAACTACTGCTTCTGCTACGGGTGGTATCGCGTTGAGAAACAATCAAACAATTATGATTGTCTTCAACAACGGTGCAGGCTCTAACAAGGCTATCGTTAGTGGAGTAAACACTACTGCAGGCACGTTTGTCGCCAACATCTACGAAGGTGGAGGTCTTGTGGCAAACGGAGCAGGCGCAGGTGAGTCTGACTGTACCATCTTCATCTACGGTTCTGAGTTCAACAAAGGAACTGCAGGTATGAGCGGCTCTCTCGAAGCTGACGACTTCATCTTCCAAAACAAGCCTGTCATCTTGAAGGACACCTACACGGTGAACGGTTCTGATATGGCTCAGATTGGATGGGTTGAGGTGACTACTGAGAACGGAGCTACAGGATACCTGTGGTACTTGAAGTCTGAGCATGAGACTCGCTTGCGTTTTGACGACTACCTCGAAACTGCTATGATTGAGGCTGTTCCTGCTGAACTTCTCTCAGGTGCAGGTGCTTACTTGCAAGATGTGACTGTCGCTAATGTACAGGCAGGTCTCAACGGTTCTGAAGGTATCTTCTACACTGTGAACCAAAGAGGTAACGTGTACGCAGGTGGTAACCCCACTGTGCTTGCAGACTTCGACACTGTGATTCAGCGTCTCGACAAGCAGGGTTCTATCGAGGAGAACGTTCTCTTCATCAACCGTCAGTTCTCGTTCGACATCGACGATATGTTGGCTGCTCAAAACTCCTACGGAGCGGGTGGTACTTCATTCGGTCTGTTCGACAACGACGAAGAGATGGCCTTGAACCTTGGCTTCTCAGGATTCCGCAGAGGTTACGACTTCTACAAGACTGATTGGAAATACCTGAACGACCCAACCATGCGCGGTGGTCTGTCTACTGTGGCAGGCAGCGGTGCTGTGAACGGTCTTCTCGTTCCTGCAGGTTCTACTACCGTGTACGACCAAATCCTTGGTAAGAACGCGAAGCGTCCATTCTTGCACGTTCGTTACAGAGCGTCTGAGACTGAAGACCGTCGCTACAAGACTTGGATTACAGGTTCTGCCGGAGGAGCTATGTACAGCGACATCGACCAAATGCAGGTTAACTACCTCTCTGAAAGATGTGTCTGCACCCTCGGTGCAAACAACTTCGTAATCTTCAATGCGTAAGATTGCCTAAGCCGTAAAGGGGAGGCGTGTCCTTGAGGACACGCTTCCCACTTTACTTTTCTCAAATCTAATTTTTATCTAATGAAGAAGACTGAACAGTACGTCGATAAGTCGTACAAGCTGACGCGGGAGGTAGCACCGCTTTCGTACATGCTGCCGACCCGCAACACACGTCGTATGCCGCTCTTGCACTTCGATGAAGAGACGGGCACGAACAGAGCGTTGCGCTATGCGCGTAACCAAAAATCCCCTTACGAGGAGGAGCAAGATGGCAACGCCATCGTTGAACCCATCATCTTTGAGGACGGCTTCCTTTATGTGGAGCGAAGCAATCAGGTGCTTCAGCACTTCCTTAGTGTCCATCCTCTTTTCGGAAAGTCTTTCGTAGAGGTGAACAAGGAGAAGGACGCAGAAGCAGAGGTGGAGTTCTTGGCCCTCGAAGCTGATGCCCTTGCCGAGGCGCGTAGCCTGTCCTTGGAAGAAATGGAAAACGTTGTCCGCGTGGCCTACGGTCGAAGCACCGAACGTATGTCGTCTGCCGAGCTGAAGCGCGATGTCTTGGTGTTGGCTAAGAACGACCCTGAGACATTCCTAAACCTTATCCAAGACCCTGAGCTGAGGTTCTCCTCAAACGTTCAGAAGTTCTTCGATGCAGGTTTCTTGAGCACTCGTCGCCAAGGCACGGAGGTGTGGTTTAGCACAGCGACCAATAAGAAGAAGATGCTTAGTGTCCCATTTGGGCTTGAGCCAACGCAAGCGGCTGCGTCGTTCCTTAAGAGCGATGACGGAATTGAAGCGTTGAAGATGCTAGAGGCTCTACTTGAGGAGTAAGCACTATTACCCGACAGGGGAAGAGAGGAGCAGAAATGCTCCTCTTTTTTTTGCCCTATCTTTGTAGGGATATTTTTTTACTCACGCAGAAATTTTTACATGCAGAAGTATATCAGAATTACGGGCCTCAACTCAGGCTCTTCTCAGTTCTTGGGGACGGGAATTTTTGGATGCACCGACATTGTTGGCATCTGCAGAGCGGGTGTCAATGCAGCTACTAATTCAGCCTTTGGAACTACAAGCACTGCTAATCAAACAAAAGTTGTTTACAAGGACGCAAACAGCAATGAGGCTGTTTCGGTAATCAATCACGCTTCTTCCTCGACCACGGCAGAGTCTGTGGCTATGGCTAACTACATCAAGGACTTAATTGTTCAGGCGTGGGAAGAGCCATACACAAAGCCATTTGTTACGATTAGCAAGTTTGATGCCCCACTAGAAATCACTAACATAAGCAAATCAGGACTTTCATAATGGAAAAGTATTTACAATTCACGGACAGTGCGGGTCAGGAACACTTAGTTAGCCTGACTGACGTTGCTCAGGTCGATACGCGGACACCTGAAATCAATGACATCAAGTATTTCAACTATGAGATAAATGGTGACGTAACCATCACTCATACTGCAGAAGACCCGACAACGGACAGGCAGTTTCAGAGATACTTTTTAGAGCAGATGAGGACAGCTCTCGCGTCTAATTGGAACAAGCCCGTTCTTGTGTGCGAGCCTCCTGTAGCTATTGCCATTCAAGCAGTATTCTAATTACCATGAACAAGTACATTAAGATTACAGGTGTTCAAAATTCAGGGGGAACTATTCAGCGTGGAACCTTGCTTGTTCCGTGTCAAAACATTCTAAGTATATCGAAGGAAGACCCGCTCGCAGGGGATTATGACTCTATCAAGATTAGGATGTTTGATTCAACTCTTAATTCTGATACGATTACTGTCCTTCATAAGGATACAACGGATGAGGCCGAGCATATCGCAGTAATCAATTTCCTGACGGAGAAAATTACTGAGGCACAGCAGCTTCCCTACGAAAAGCCCATGCTTGAGATTCCTGCTGACGGATTTCCTCTCGCTATTGAAAACGTTACAATCGCATAATTATGGGAAAGTTTATTTTAGTTACAGGTCTTGGAGCGTCTCCTGACAATCAGCTTATCCCGTGCGACAATGTTTTTATGGTGCTTAAACAGGGAAGCCCCTTCAATGCCGTAAGGATTGATTACTTTGAATCTGACGGTTTGGGGGACAGACTTACAAT